TACCCAGGTCGCACCTCGGCGCAAGCCAACTCGGTCACGCCTGCGATCGGTGGCTTTGGCTGTCCTTCCGCTGGGCGGTGCGCGAGCCATTCCCTGGTCGCATCCTGCGGCTCTTTCGCCGGGGCCGGCTGGAGGAGGCCACGATAGCGGCGGACCTCAAAAGCATTGGGATTGAGATACACAGCACCGAAGGCGAGCAGGCTCGGGTGGACTTTGGCTCGCACGTCTCCGGCAGCCTGGACGGCATCATCGAATCTGGCGTCCCTGGTGCGCCAAAGGCTCGGCATATCTTTGAGGCCAAAACGCACAGCAAGAAATCGTTTGACGATCTGGTCAAGCACGGCGTCGAGAAATCCAAGCCAGTCCATGCCGCCCAGATGCAGGTCTACATGCACGGCACCAACATCGACCGCGCCCTGTACTTTGCAGTCTGCAAAGACGATGACCGCATCTACACCGAGCGTTTGCGAGCAAGTCACACCGAGGCCGAGCGCCTGATTGCTCGCGGGCATCGCATTGCTCTGGCGGACAGGATGCCCGAGCCCTTGTCCAGCAATCCAAGTTGGTACGAGTGCAAGTTCTGCGCAGCGCATGACTTCTGCCACGGCAGCAAGAAGACCAAGGAGGTCAACTGCCGAACCTGCGCCCACAGCACGGCGGAGCCATCCACGCCAGACAGCGATGCGCATTGGACCTGCGCACGATTCGACCGCAGCGTGATCCCTATTGCCACCCAATACACCGGCTGCGACAGCCATGTTCTGCACCCTGACCTAGTGCCGTGGCAGCGACTGGACGGGCCGGATGCTTGGACGGCGATCTATCTCATTGATGGGCGGGAAGTCGCCAATGGGGAGGGGGATGCTAATGTGTATGGCAGCCGGGAGTTGTTGAATGCTCCGTGACTACCAACAGCGCACCATTGACCAGCTCTACTCCTGGTTCGATCGCAACAACACCGGCAATCCCTGCCTGGTGCTGCCCACCGGCTCGGGCAAGAGCCACATCATTGCAGCCCTGTGCAAGCGAGTGCTGCAGGAGTGGCCAGACAGCCAGATTCTGATGTTGACCCACGTCAAAGAATTGATAGAGCAGAACGTAGAGAAGTTGCGCCAGCACTGGCCGGATGTGCCGGTGGGCATCTACAGCGCCAGCATCGGCAAGAAGCAGCTTGGCGAGCCTATCACTTTTGCCGGCATCCAGTCGGTACGCAAGAAGGCCGCGCTGCTGGGCCACGTTGACCTGGTGCTGGTAGACGAGTGCCACCTGATTGCTCACAAGGACCAAGGCGGCTATCGGACACTCCTATCGGACATCTATCGGACAAACCCAGCGGTCAGGGTGATAGGTTTGACCGCCACGCCGTACCGCCTCGGCCACGGAATGATTACCGACGAGCCGGCCATCTTTAAGGAACTCATCGAGCCCACGAACATCCTTGAACTGGTGCGCCTCGGCCACTTGGCGCCGCTACGCTCTAAGCACACCACCGCCCAGCTGGACACCAGCGGGGTTCACAAGCGCGGCGGCGAGTTCATCGAGGCCGAGTTGCAGGCCGCAGTGGACACCGCAGATCAGAACAATTCCGTGGTGCGCGAGATCATCAAGCTGGCCGGGAATCGCAAGGCCTGGCTGGCCTTCTGCTCTGGCGTCCAGCACGCTTGGAACATATGCGACAAGCTCAACGAGTTGGGCATCGTTGCCGATTGCATCACCGGCGCTACTTCCAGAAAAGAACGCGAGCGCATCATCGGCGAATTCAAGGCGGGCCGCATCCGCTGCCTGACCAACGCCAATGTGCTAACGACCGGGTTTGATTACCCGGACATTGACCTAATCGCCATGCTGCGGCCTACCATGTCGCCAGGCCTCTACGTCCAGATGGCGGGCCGGGGTTTGCGGCCCAAGAGCCATACCGATCATTGCTTGGTGCTAGATTTTGCAGCAGTAGTGGCAACGCACGGCCCCATCACCCACGTCCGACCGCCCAACAAAAAGGGCGACAAGGAGGGCGCAGCGCCGGTGAAGGTATGCGACAACTGCCAGGAGTTATGCGCCCTGGCGGCCCGTGTATGCCCTGCCTGCGGGCATCCGTTCCCGGAGCCTGAAGTTAAGAAGCTCAAGCTCCAGAACGATGACATTATGGGGTTGGCGGGCAAGGAAATGTCGGTGACTGCTTGGCGCTGGCGCAAGCATGTCAGCCGGGCTAGCGGGCAGGAGATGTTGATGGTCACCTATTACGGGGCATTGTCGGACGCGCCAGTGAGCGAATACATGCCGGTGAACAATCCCGGCTATGCGGGCGAGAAGGCGCGGAGGACTGTGGCAGAGATCGCCTCGGGCGCCGATGTGCTTGTGTCCGACCTCTACAACCCGCTGGACGTGGTGGCTGATATTCTTTCCTGCGGCGAGCCGCCAGACATGATCGAGTTCAAGATGGACGGTAAATATCACCGTGTTATGCAACGAAAATGGAAACTAGATGCGCCACAAACAGCCTGAGATCGTGACGATCTACTACAAGATGCTCGAGGCCGGCCCGCCCAAGTGCTGCCACAGCTGCGAGATGTATGGCACGGACGGCCTATGCGTGGAGTTTTTCAAGGAGCCGCCGGAGGACTTCGCCGCCACGCCGGATGCCTGCAACAAGTGGGTGATGGACCTGCCCTTCTGATGAAAACAGAACACGAAGAGCAGCGCGAGCTGGTGCAGTGGATACGCCAGGCCTGCGGGGTGCGGGTCTTTGCGATCCCGAACGGTGGCCTGAGAGGCATCGCCGCGGCTGGTCGCTTGAAGGCCGAAGGCGTCAGCGCTGGCGTGCCTGACCTGTTCATCCCGGCCTGGCTGTGCTGGATTGAGATGAAGCGCGAGAAGGGCGGCAGCGTCTCGCCAGAGCAGCAAAGCTGGCACGACTACCTGCGCAGCCTGGGGCACCATGTGATCGTCGGGCGAGGACAGGAAGATGCTAAAGAAAAGATGCGAAACCTAGGGTTTGTACCTAGAATTTGATGCTTTTTTTTGGGTATTATGCTTCTCACACCAACCCGCAACCAGCGAACAGGACAAAGACCATGAACAACAAACGAATCAACAAAGCAGCAGCCGCTCTTGCCCGCATGGGCTTTTCAGAAGTCACTATTGCCTCATGGCGCAAGTGGGTGGCTGATGGCTGCGGTTACAGCCACGAGAGCGGCAAGCGTGACTTGCGCAAGTGGGCGCACTACACGCGCCGCGTGTACAGCGTCAAAGGGTTTTGACGCAACCAACCCAGCCCGGCCCAGCGCCGGGCACCAAGGAGCCCAAATGATCTCTGATGCCCTCTTCGCCGCAGCCCTAGGGCTTGCTGGCGCCACCTTCCTTTTCTTTGCCCTGTCATGATCGCAACCAAACACAAGCTCTTGCTCGCCAACGCTTTCGGCATTGCCGGATACAAGCGTGCCTTGTTCGACGCGCTCAACGCCTCGGTGGCGGAAGAGTGCGATGGCGAACGCCTGGTAGCGCTCAACTTTGCAGACGGCTCGCGCCTGGCGCTGTCATGAACGGCGCTCCACCCTGCCCAATCGACAGCGTGGAATTCGTCTACAACATAGACGATGTGAGCGAGCCGCTGGTCTGCCACCTGGACTACGAGCCAGAGTGCTTTGGCCACGGCGATCACCCCGATTACCCAAGCACTATGTGCTTGGCGGCGGCCTACATCAAGGACACCGACATTCTGGGCCTCCTGAGCCCCGACAAGATCGAGGCAATCGAACTGCTCGCCCTTGATGAGCAAGAACGTTTTGATGGTGATGGTGGCTACGATGAAGAATAAGCCGCCGCCGAGCATAGGCTGGTGGCCCACCGGCGAGCACAAGGTGCGCTGGTGGAACGGCAAGTGCTGGTCATGGGCCTGCCTGGACAGCGACAGCGAGCACCAGATACGTCATTACAGCGCCAAAGAGGCAACCGATGACGTTGTGGTGTGGTATCCACGGCCTGACAACTGGCCAGAGAGGAGCAAGACATGAGCGAAGAAGATGATTATGAGTATTACCGGCGCATGTTTCGCAGCAGCCTGTGGTGGTCTGTTGCGCTTGTGGCGATGTTTTCGATGATTGCGTGGTTGGCAT